TGTTAAAATCATCAATCATAGAATCCATCATGGCATCCTCGACTGATTTATTTGGCGACTGCACACTCGAGCCTTGCTGTACCCCTATTGGCTTAGGGATGCTAAGTTTCTCACCTCTTTTTTTCATTTGGTCGACTTTTGTCTGAGCTTCTGGGGTTATCTGTGTAACCTGTGTTGAATCTACATTCATGTTCAGTTGATGAAGTCTCACCAAGTTGTCCAAAGACAATGAATCAGGACTACTCATCTCTTTAATAAAATCATTTGCCTGCTCAAGGGAATATCCATGACGTGTTTGCAATTCGCTCAGGGTATCCTGATGTTGCTGCTTTGCCACTTGATTCTCAGCTTGTGCATTTAATGATTGTTGTCTGAGGTCGTCTTGTTTCATTAAGTAATCACTCATACCATCCATATAGTTCTCTTTATCTGCTAAATACTTAGCAGAAGAACTTTCTGGATCAGCAAGAGCATCAGAATAATCATAGTCTGTTGGCTTCACTGGTTTTTCAGGTTTAACCAAAGTAGGTTCTACTTTAGTTTCCTTCTTAACGTTAGCTTGTTTAGAAACTTCAGACCGTAAGGCCTCCATTTCTTGTTTAAGGGTATTCACTTCTTGTGAACTCTTATCAGCTTGTGATTGCCAATATTCAAATTGACCATCATCTTCTTTAGCTTTTACACTATCTGGAGTACTTGAAGATTCATTTTGCACGATTGGTTCTTCACTTGAAATTGCTTCCTCTTGTACAAAGGGGTCTGCGTTTCCAAGATTAAAGACTTCCTCGAAAATGTCTTCTTGAGTGGGATTCGAATCTGCAATCTGTTCTTGTCCTTGCTCCTGTAATGTATTGCTTTCTGTTTGGTTATCCATTTTTTACTCCTTTCCCTAACTCTCTTCTTCCTCGAACAGATTATCTGGTTGTTGTTCGGGACCTTCTGAGTTTATTAAGGTCTTTTGTTGATCTCCTAATCTAGCTTGAAATAAGCTAGATGCCATATCAGCTCTATTAGACACCTTATCTAATTTAGAACTAAACTTTTCTACTTCGAGACGTTTCTTAGCATGAACCGTTTCTCTATCTGCGGTTTGTAAATCGCCTCGTACTTTCTTCAATTCTTGTTGCAACTGATCATTTTGAGCTTTTAATTGTTGCATATGACCTGCTCGTTCAAGCACGCCTTCTATATCTACTAATTCTGATTTCTTTAATACTTCTACTTGGTCAATTAATCCCATCTTAAACATCTCCATATAATTATTTAATAATGCCATTCTATTTGTAGGTAATGTAGACCCAGATACAATTACTAAATCATAGTTTCCTACTGAAACATCATGAAACTTTTCTACTACACCATTTGGCATTTCAGAATAGAAATTAAACCGTTCTTCTTTCTCTGTACCATTAGGTTGTACTAATCGAATTACTTTTTCTTCTGTATAGAGTTGCTGCATTAATGGAATCGCAACCTTCCCTAATTGATTTAATGCTGCTTCTATATCATCTCTTCGAGATTTAATTCTTCGTTGTCCAAATTCATCAACAACAATGGTTCCTCTATACGTAGATGGAGCATTTGCTCCCCCACCTTGCATCAACTCATAAATTCCAAATCCATATTCTAAATCAGATTTTGCATCTGCTTCATTTTTATATAATTCATTAGGTAATGGAACAGGTCCTGCTACGATAGGAACTCCTAATTCTGCATCAAACTCAATAACACTTGTTCCAGCTCTTCCCCATTCTTCTTCAATTTGTCTTTTATCTACTGATCCACGAGGAATTAACAGTTTAATATTTGTACTTGTACTTGCATGCGCTATAATTAAGGAACGAATCTTATTAATATACTCTTGTAATGGTCTATATAGTCTTACATCTGATTCTGGATAAGGAGTACGTAAATGTACATTCATAATTGGAACAATAGGATAGTCTTCACACGGAAGAATACGATGATATAATAACGATTCACCCACACTTACTATCATTTTAATACGAGGAATATCGATTTCATTCGCCATAATTTGTTCCATCCCAATTAATTCACTTGCTCTTACAGGAAGAATTGCAGTAGTACTCCCTGGAATTCCCTCTTCATTCTCTGGTCCTGGAACACGAATAGGTTCTTGAGGAATAGGTTGTCCACTTTGTGGGTCTATTTGTACTGGAGGTAATGCTAAATGGAATAATGCTCCTTCTGTTTCTAGCACTTCCATTAAATCTTCTACAGATGCTGGGTCCCATACAATTGTTTCTTCTCCTGTTACTTTTCGTAATCGTACATAAAGTATTTGTCCATACTCTTCATATTCATCTTTATCGTAAACATATTCTCTATTAGAAAAAGGTTCAAATACATTATAATATTGATGAATTTCTTTAGTATATCGTTCTAAATATCGTCTAACAATATGTGCTCTATCTTCTACATCTCCAGGAAACATTTGACTAGATTGTTTACTAAGACTAGTACTTGGATAATCATCAGATGCTTCTGGTTCTTCTGCTGAATTTTCAATTATCTTTATATATTCAGGATACACTTGTTCTGCATGTTCATCCGTCATATATTGAGCATAAATTAAATGAGCTGCATCTCTACAAAATCTATCTTTTGAATTTGGATCAATATATAAATTTAAAGGATCAACAGCTTTAACCATTACTTCCCCTTTACCATTATCAGCATCGGGGTCTTGATAGACTTGCAATACTCCCATTCCTCCAACATAATAATCATCAATGGCCTGTTTTAATTCCAGGTTTCCCTGTGATATTTGCCATATATATTGAAAGAGGTCTGAAAAAACCTTTGCGGTTTGTCTATCAGAATCTTCTCGACCTGTAGAGCGGAATTGTGGAGAGTTGTAGGTAAGCAATGCCTTCGCTGTTTCTACAATAGGATGTATACGATTTACGACAATAGCAGCTTGACCTCTTGATTCAAGAGATTCTTGCTGTTCTTTGGTCCATTGAGCTCCTGCTCTAAATTCGAGTGCTTCTTGAAAGCGTTGTGCCCAAGTATCTCGTGAGGTATTGTATTGTGTCCATAGTTCTTTGGACTTTTGAACTTCTTTGTGAATTTCCCTGACTTCAGGGTTTCCAGTTTTATGGTCGAAGACTAATTTTAAGTCTTCTTTATTTTGCTTTCTTGCTCCTGCGGAGTTTCGATTCAAATTCGCCATATGTAGTATTTACCTCTATGTAGTTTTTTGGCACTGCTATTCCACCTAATTTATCTATTCGTTTTATAAATTCATTGAAATCCATAGCGTATCTGTTGTTTTTTTCTGTTTTTGCCATAAAAATCGTATCTTAAGTCTATAACATAAAAATGATACTTGTCAAGTATTATTTAAATTAATTTCCAATCCACTATTTTTCGATAATATGGATTTTCTTCTTTATCTTCCGTGTCAATTTCGCTATGTGTCGGGCGATACGCATTTTTATTAGCATAAAATAAACCATCCAGTAAGTCATCGTTCCTTCCTCTCGGATATAATAAGAGTTCATCCTCTAACTCTTCCATTGTTTTTTTCATATATATTTTTCCATTCGCAAACAAAGGCTGCAAACTTTCTAATCGAAATGATTTGGAAGTTCTTGGATTTTCTTTTACCTCTAATCCAGGAATGAATAAGCCTAATTTTTCTGATTCTTCTTTAATATATTGTCGTAACATCTCCTGGTATCCAACGGATTCAATTCGAGTCTTTGTACTTTGCAATAATTTAAAATTATCCAAAATAGCATCTGCTAACTGCATCGGAGTTGCTCTCTTTCGATAATAGGGTAAACAAAACCGATTACTATCTTTATCAATAGCAATATTAAAAATAACAGAATAGTCTGCTGTTTTCTTGGTACTGCTAGCAGGATCGACTCCTGTAAATACATTTACAGGTCTAACCTCCGTCACTTCCTCGCCATTAAGGCTCGTCAGTACGAGGTTCGACAATCCTGCTTGGTCGGTTTGAATAAAGCCATCGTACCATCGAAAATCTTCAGGGCGAAATAAATTATCTTCATCCCCTACAATTTGACATAGATACTCTCGATAAAATACCGACAATCGATTGATACTTTCTAATTCTCTTTTCTTTTGAGCCAACTTCTCAATCGGCCATACCTCTTCCCATAATGCAATCTTCTTTTCCATATCAGGTCTAAACTCTAAATTCTTCCATCCATCCATTTCTTTTAAGGTTTCTACCAAACAGCGTTGATGTTGAGGAGTCCCAATAACACATATTTGCCCACGAAGGGGGTCCAAGGATGGAACACCAGATTGCAAGAGCCAACGTAAGTTAAATTCCATAGCTTCTGCAGTCTTGGTATTGATTTCATCTTCTGGATCATCCAGGATAAGTAATGTTGGTCGTTGGTTTCCATGTTTAATTCCTCTAAGCTGTTGTCCTGTTCCTTTACAAATGATTAACGAACCATCTTTTAATTCTATTTCATTATTACTCCACTTTCGTGCAGAGTGCTGTCCCCAATATCCAAAAAAATATCTAAAATCTTTCGAGTAATCTAATACATCTTTAATCGTTCCTAATAATTTGGTTGCATGGGATTGCGTTCTTGATACTAATACAATCACTTTAATTCCCTTATCAAACATGAGATGAAATAAAGGATATACACCAGCAACAACAGAACTCTTTGCATGTCCACGAGGCGCAATGATATTCACCTGGTTTGATTCTTTGTCCATCAATGCTTTGGTAATGTCATAATGAAAGTTTGGAGACTCTTCACTGAACATATTTGGCA